CCTGATTGTGGAAGAATTTGATTTTGATATATACCAGCAGCTTGTGTTTCCATAGGATCTAATTGAGCTATACGTTGACCAGTGAAACCTTGATATGGTTTATCGAACTCTTGTTCTCCTCGTCTTAAAGTTCGTTCTTGAATTTCTTTAAAGTAAGCAGGAATATCATAGCTAGTCGATGACTGCGATGGTGCCTGTACTACAGTTGTGTTTGGTTTGAAAATACTACCCATTGACTATATAAGTTCCTCCGATAACTTTAAATCCTAATTTAATAAAAGCCTTGTCTTTTCTTTCAACGTCCTTACCTTGAAAGACTTCACATATCGCAGTCACTTTATTAGCTAATGCGTATTCTTTAAAAACAATCATTACTGAACGAAATATCCTAAAGTTTCTATGTTTAGGATTAACATGTAACCATAAAGTTCTCATGAACTTTTTGTCACTATACCATGTTTCATCAACTGTAGCAGCCAATGTTCCAATAATTATATTTTCACATTCTACTACTATAACAAAACTATTCTTAATGTAAAATACTATATTCTCTAAAGCTTTAGTATTATTAGTGTTTCCAAAGTTAAATGGAGCCTCTGTAAGCCACGTTTTCAATAGTTCTCTTATACGAACAGCATCAGATATTCGAGCTGGTCTTATAGTATATTTATCTTTTTCCATCTTGTTTTATGTTTACTCTTAAAGTACCAAATCTCCAATTATCTCCGATATCATTGTTTTGTATTTTAATATTAGATTGTCTACCACGAATACGTGTATTAACGAACCTAGTTGTGTTATTTACTGTCAAAGTTTCTCCTACTGTTGCTGAATCATTAGGATAGTCTTTAACACTTAAAGTAATGACAGTATTTCCAGTTTGATCTTGAAAATCAGGTATAACTTTATTAATAAAGCTAAAAGTTTCACCATCAGCAATATCTCCATCACCTGATTGAATATAAGCTGATAAAGCAGCCCCATCAGCATTCACTCCTGATTCTTGAGCGTAGATTAAACTTCTTCCTTGAGTTACTCCATTAATTGTACTAAAAGAAGTTGCATTAGAATTAGCTAAATATTCTGTAGCTAAAGGATTAAATTCAACTCCATTATCTTGATAAGTACTTCTATCCATCGTTCCAAAATACCAAGAGTTTTCTAAATAATTATAAATTACATAACGATCACATTGATCAGAGGCACTAGAACAATAATACCATATTACTTCAGAAAAGTTAGAATTTTGTGCAGCATAGACTTGTGCATATTGAATTTTATTAATATTATCAAATACATGATTTAATACAGGACAAGGTATTTCTTGAACTGATCCCGCATATCTAAAGAATTGTCCATCAGACATCCAGTAAGCTACATCATCTATTACCATCGCACTATTTAATCCTACAGCTCCACAGTCGTTACCTAATTGTCTAAAGCCAAATATAAAAGGAGGACCAATAAAAGACATTGATTGCATTGTAGTATCTGTCCATACTAATATAGTTCCTTTAGCAGGTCGAGCACATCTTATTTCACTTCCTCCTGCTATTCTTTGTGATCCCGCAGAGTTAGTTACATTAGGTGTCCAATAATTATAATTTTCCTGATCAGACCAACGAATAAACATTTTATCTTGTGTTGCAGGTGAACTTATAGTTGTCTCTGTACCCATACAGACAACGTGTCTAGTTTCTGTAGATACTATTGATAAACTAGAAGTAGTAGGAGCATTAGCAATAGCTGTAGCTCTATTATCACTCATTCCTCCTGAAGTATCCCATTCATAAGTTCCACCATCTTTTTGTGTTATTATTAAATCTTCTCCCCAATTATTGATAGACCATAACCGTGCATCAAGAGTTACATTAGAAGTTGTTCTGGCAGTTCCCCAAGTACTAGCACTCCAAGCTCCTGATCCCCAACCGTATCCAAAAGTTTGTTCGCTTGGACCAATATTTAATTGATAGGTAGCTGTACAATTAGCACTAGGTCCTACTGTAGAAGTTGCTGTTGCACTACTTAAAATAGTATAAGCATCAACATTTGTTATAGTTAAAATTTCATATTCAGCATCAAGAGTAGTTGAAACAATTCCACCTACATTTGCACTTACATTACTTAAAGTTACAAAATCACCTACATCAGCTCCATGTGCTGTATCTGAAATAGTTAAAGTAGCACTTGTATTTGTAGTAATAATAGCATTAACAAGAGTAGCTGTTTCTCTTATAGGAGTAATATCTTGACTAGTTCCAGAAGCATAAGCATATACTTTTCTATCAGTTCCTATAGCTTCATAACGAGAACCATTTAAAGAATACCATTGTTCTAAACTTCTTCCAACTCCTACATAATAGTCTTCACTAAATCTAGTCCAACCACCTATTTTTTGAGGAAGTCCTTTACGAAATCTTACTTTATCACAGTCAATCCATTTACCTTCTGCACCTGTTGCCGTGTTTTCAGTGTCTATTCCAGGTTGAAAATTTAATTGAGTTAATGGCATAATTATTTATTATATACACAATATAACAAAATATAAATAAAATTAAAATCTATTACTTTTTAGAAAAAGGTGGTAAGCCTAACATAGGTCTACCATCAAATCTATTTTTATTAGCAAAAGGACCATTTACATGGTTATAATGTAAGAATACTTGTCCACATGTAGTTCCTTTAAATGGTTCTCTCCAATGCTCTAATTCACATCCACTATATACTAACATGTCACCTATATCTAATAAAACTTTAGTTCCCTCTATAAATATAGGCCACGGATCACCACCCAAGTGTATCGTAGTAGATATCTCACAGCTAGGTCTATCTTTATGTCTTTTTAATTCGTCTCCATTCTTATATATTCTAGCATAGGAATAAGTTGGAATCAGGTCTAAACCTGTCTCTTTTGCCATGACTGGTAATACTTTCATTAATAAAGTTTCCATTACTTGATCAGCATAATGAGAATAGGTATTAGGAATCTGTTTATCAGTCCATGTCCCTAACATGCCATTGTCATAAACTATATTATTATCGTACATATACTTAACTGCATCTCTTTTAAGAAGGAAATAGTTAAATATAAAATTAGCTAACTCATAATTAACTGCACCTTTGATTACTTGATATTTATTAAAAGCCATGTTGTATAAAATTAAAACTTACTGATATTCTTAATTCATCTGATAAATTAGGTTCTACTGAATGCCATAACCATGCTGGAAACATTATAATTCTTCCAGGAATAGGGTCAAGATTTGCGTCCCTCCATAAATGTTTAGGGGGGTTACCTTCTCGTCTATTAGGCATTACTATTTGTGCTCCAGGTCTTGGGTCATAGATTTTTAATCTCCCTGCTTGTGGGTTAGACTTAATATAATACACACCTGAAAATAATGAGTTTGGATGTATATGAGGTTGATTCATTCCTTCTTTAGGATTTATGTTAGCCCACATATTACCAAGGACGGGTTCTCTATCTAAAAATTCTTCTTTAAACATATCTTTACACATAATCATTAGTTCATTGACCAATGGTTGATACTCAGGTTTAGTTGACATATTAGTCGTTGAATGCCAACCTTTGTAATTAGTTTTTTGTACTCCCTGATCTTGATTAGACCAGTTGATAATATCTTGTGCTAATTTATTATTATCTAATTGTATATCCTTACCATAAACACTTGTGGGAAAAAATTCTTCTCTAATCATCTAAAAGCTTTACCTCCAAACCATACAACAAGAGATTGCCTCATACCTTTCGTTACTGTATTAACTTTATGATTTAGAAATGATGCAAAACAAATTGCATGACCCTGTTTTAAATCTGCATATTTTCCAGGACCCATAAGTTCTAACTCCCCTCCTTCAAATTCTTGAGGATCATTTAATAATAAAGTCATTGATATTTTTCTAACTGGTGGTTCATGAGCCATGTTTACATCACAGTCCATATGCCAATCATAGAATCCTCCTTCTGGATACTCAGTGAATTGAGCATTCTCTGTAATTCTTATATCTCCAAAACCAAAATGATTCTCATTAGCTGCTTGAATAAATTTATTGAGGTCCTGGTACATATGTCCCATTTCTTTAAATGGAATCCAACTAATTGTTGTTACTCTTTTTTTAGTATCAGTTCCACCTCCTGGTTTATTCATACCTACTTGAGCTTCTTGTGGTTTCTGTGATCTACCAGATGCAATAATTTGATTACATTGATCAGGTGTAAATAATGGAGTGGTTGTTTGTATAATCCAACTCTTCCATTTAGGTTCTGTTATTATTTTGTTTTCGTACATTAATCTCTTCCTCTGTTCATTATTGGGTTATAATCTACATCCATATTTGCAGACAACGTTCTTCTATACCCTGATCCATTAAAAGGATAGACACAATGTCTAACATCATATGGAAAGATATAAAAATCTCTTTCTTTAATATTAGGAGAATAATCACACGTAGCAAACTGACCCGATACTGAACCCATTATTTGTAATTTCCCATTCATAGGATTCTGGGGTGAAGAGTATTCTACTCCAAAAGATTCTGGTAATTTTAAAATCATAACAGAAGATAGACCTGTATACAAAGAACCCTGGTGCACGTGCACTGGATTATATTCATGTTGAAACATTTGATTAACCCACATAGAATTTAATGATTTTTTATAACTTTTTATTTTATTAAAGTCTAGATAATGACTCATAACTTTATCAATCCATTGCAATACATTATCTGGTAACATATTGTGATGATGCATCTTTGAAGTGTCTGTACCTTGATAAAATAAACTGTGTTCTTTCTCAATCTTACCTACTAATTGTTTATTAGCTGGAGGTAGTGTTGGATATTTTGTTTCATACACATGATTAATAATATTAAATACATCAAGGGGTACTTCATACTTTAAAACTGTTTGCCCTAAAGGACATGTATTAAATTTCATCTAGATTTATTTCTTTATAATTTTTTGCTGCTTCTCTTATAGTAGAAACTTCATCATTTTTCAACACTTGAATTGGAAATTCTGTA